ATGGCAATCAGTGACACAAAGCTCCGCTCTATCTATGGTAAACCATATTCCGGGCCTGCTGAAATTACGGATTCAGACGGGCTTGGAATTCGCATAACCCCCAAAGGCGTGATCAGCTTTCAGTTTAGGTTCCGATGGGAAGGGAAGCAGAACCGAATGGGGCTCGGGCGTTACCCAGCGCTGACCCTGCGCGATGCCCGCAATATCGTTGCAGACCTGAGGGAGTCGGCAGACAAAGGCATTGACCCCCGAACGCTGGCTGGTGGCAACAAATCCAAGAGTAAGCCAACGGTAAAGGATTGCCTGGATTACTGGAAAGAAAATTACGTGGACGTAACGCTAAGAGCTAAGACGATAGCGCTTTATAAATCAACGGTTATAAAGCATATGCGCGACGCTTTTCCCGGCATTCCGGTTGAGGATATCCCTGTCCGCTTGTGGGTAGAGAGGTTTACCGAAGAGGAGAAAATCAACCCTCGCCGAGCCCGGCATTTATTGATACAGCTCAGGTCTGCCATTGGTTGGTGTACGCGCCGACAATTCATTAGCACAACCGAACTCATGCTTTTGCAGCCGAAAGATATCGGTGTTAAACCGGTGATTGGGGAGACCACGCTCAGCTATAACCAGCTTGCCAAAATCTGGATGGCTATAGAAAGAAGTCGTGGGTCAACTTCTAACCGATTGCTTCATCAACTGCTAATGCTGTACGGCGCCAGGAATAGCGAACTTCGGCTGGCTATAAGGGGGGAGTTTGACCGAGAGGAGGGGTTATGGGTTGTGCCGGCAGAGAAAAGTAAAACCAACAAAATTATCAGGCGCCCCATTTTCTCCGCCGCAGATGATTTGCTGAAAAAAGCTGAAATGACGTATGGGGATATACTTTTCCCTGGCGAGGACCTGAAAAGCCCCATTACTATTTCTGGTGCAAATAAATTTCTCAGAAGAATCAAGGACTCGTTGGGGTTTGGTGAGTTTACTTCACATGATTTTCGGCGCACATTGGCAACCCGGCTATCCGAAGATGGTGTTGCTCCGCACGTCATCGAAAAGATGCTGGGGCATGAACTTGGCGGCGTGCTTTCTGTCTATAACAAGCATGACTGGATTGCCGAACAGAAAGACGCCTATGATCTGTATGCTGAAAAGATATTCTGGCATATCAGGAGGATTTCTGGTTGATACCCCCGTTTAAGATCCACTCCACAATAGCAGAGCGCAGATATTGCTTAGGATAGGTCCGGACCGGTTTGGGGAAATTATAGCGCTCGGTGTATTTGCGGATGGTCACGCGTGAAGATACTCGGATCATCCGCATTGCCTCTTCCTCGTCAATCATTTCAATGTCTACCATATAACCCACCTCATACCACTTTCAGGCCACGACAGTGGCACCACGTCTCATACATCCGCTTAACCACTTCCCGGCAATAGTAGCCGTGACCGTCTCGCGTCAGGTCATACCGGCCGCCGTAGCGCAGCCGGACCCATATCTCAAATTCTCTGTTCATCGTTTCATCTCGCGCAGCGCGGTTTTATAGGCCCGCAGCGCATCCCTGGTTTTGCCTGAAATATGCGTCTTCATGAAGAAGCTGCCGCGCCGTTCGCTGATGACGCCCGGGGTGCAGAGCAGGGTGGCATCAACAACCCGGTTATGTTTGCGAAACTCGAAAATGGTGCTGGTAATAGTCACCGCGGCCACAGCGCCATAATCTTTAAAGTCGATTTTCATCTTTCTGATCCTCCTCAACTGCTGCGATATATCCTTTCCATCCGCCATAGCTGTTAACCATTTCACCCAGGCGAGAGAGGCAGGCGTTCATCCAGCGGATCCCCCGAGGCGTAAGCGACGGCACTGTTCCCCAGTCGATAAATCCCGAATTGCTGCGGTGCAAATATTTGATGAGGTCCAGAATGTTGATGTAATGCGCACGGCGGCGCTCTATGTCCCACCCTTTATCTTTGAGGTAGGAGTCAATGAAGCCCTGCAGCGCTGGCTGGTTAAGCGAAATATCGCCGTACTGGTGGCGATACACCGGGCGGCGGTGCAGGCTGACCAGATAAAACAGATATGCATCGCAAACCCAGGTTAAGGCCCGCTGGTGGGCCACCTCGATAGAACCGGCCGGCAGCCAGATAACGTTATTCACCGTGGCCGCCCTCCCACCCAATAGCCTGAAACAGGCCCATCTTCGGGTGATACCAGCGGGTGCCGCGGGGTTCTGCCTCGGACATCATCTGGCGGAATGCTTTCATGAACGGTTCAAACTCCACGATAGCCCGGCGGGAAAGCAGGCCATCGGGTGTCATGAATTCGTGCGTATCAGTCGGGATTCGGTAGGCGTTAACCAGGTTCCGGCATTTCGCATCAGTCATACCTCTCTTGGCGACAACCTGACGATAACCAACGTACCCGGCCCGCATGGTACCGCGCTTAATGTTCTCGACCGCTTCCGCTACCGTTTCTACCTGCTCTTCGACCTGGTAGAGGCGGCGCTCCTGCTCAACATTCAGCAGGGCCATTTCTGCGATCAGTTCTGCCTGTGATTTGGGGCGGGAGCGCTCTTCTTCCAGCTCTTTCCAGCGGTCCACCAGGCGGGCGGTAAACTCAGGGCTAAGCTGGGCGACGACGATGATGCTGTCGCGCTTACCTTCTTCACTTTCAAAAACGTAAACTGCTGTAGGGCGCCCGGCGGTAGGCTTTTCCTCAATTTGAGGAGAAGTGATTACACCGCGCACAATCAGCATCTCAATGGTGCGCTTCACGTTGTCGTGACGCTTCTCTACCAGCTCGGCAATTTCCAGGCTGGTCATTGATGGCTTGCTGGTGATCAAGTTATTCATCATCATTTCCCTCAGTGCATAACCGGCATGCCAGGCATGCCTTCGGTATGAATTTGTTCGATAAAGCCGTCATGCAGAAGGTTGAAACCTTCCCGGCCCATAGCTGACAGCCTGAAGCCGTATTCGTTGTCACAGACAACCATGTCCTGATACATGCGCAGCGCCAGCGGCAACCCTTCCTTTTGCCCGTATTTCTCAATGGCGCCGGCCTCAATGTGATTAGCGAGTGCAAAGCGTTCCGGCCCTGGGTAGACGCTGATTGCACCGTGCTCCCCGGAATAGATAACGGCTGTATCAACGCCGCCTTCGTCGTTCGGAACGTCGACAGTCCCGTTCTTCTCCAGCTCCTCGGTAATGAATACCGCGGCGAGCAACCAGCGCCAGACGATGATTTGCTGCTCGATAGTGAGCGTGAGCCAGCTGCTTTCTACCGCCTCCATGATGCAGGCCAGAATATTCATGCCGTCGGCAAGGCGTTTGTCGTAGTGACCGTTATCCAGTTCACGAATAGCGGCGGAGTAACCAATAATCCTGCTTCCAGATAACCGGATGCCGGCAGACGTTGGTTCCGGGTTAAATGCTGTGTGATCCATTGCGTACCTCTGCTGGTTTGCTGGCTTTGAGCTCTTCGCGCTCCTTCACGTAGCGGTCGTGCATGGCATCCCACTTTTCACACCACTTCTGCATTTCACGTTTGCGGGCGAGGATTCGACGCAGCCGGCGAACGGTGCGCTGGTGGGCGCGGTGGTATTCGTCGGTAGTTTCGCCACGGCGCCACATTTCGTTTCCTTCATGCTCCACAAGGTAATCAGGGTGGCGCTGCTTAAACCCGGACAGAGCGAAGGCGTGCGACGTCAGAAAGTGAGCCAGCCAGCTAATGGCGGTACCGCGGCTAAAACAGCGCTTCATGCGGCCGTGACGAATAGCGGCGTAAAGGTCGCCAACTGGCGTGTGGTGCTTCTGTAATGCCAGGTCAATGGCGCTGGCGGTGCGGTTGTCGATCATCTGTCTTTCTCCCGGTTATACGTTTCATGGCTCATTACTTCCCAGTTCCGGCCATCGTCTTTCGATAACAGCCGCCAGCGTGGGTTAACCTTCAGGCTGAGATATCCGGTGCGGTGCATACGTCGTGCATAAATGCGCTTCCTGCGGTACCGCAGCAGGACCTGCATCGCCTGCAGGTGTACCCGCTCAGGAATGCGTATTGCTGTTAGTGCCACTGGCTTCCTCCTGATTAGGGGCGATCACCTGATACCCTGCTTTCTTTGCCATCCAGAAAAAGGTATCCATGCTGGCAATCAGCTCGTTATCGCGAACCTTGCGGGTATCTATTACCTGGCCGTTTTCAATCGTCATAACGACCTGCACTTTTTCGTGTGTAATAGGGAGGGGTAAATTAGCCATTAGTTATTTTCTCCGCTTTTAATGACTGCTCAGCCAGCGTTGCAATAAGCGCATTCATAAAGTCCACACCATCGGGTGTTAACTTATTCACACCCATGCAATTCGAATAATGTTCGGAAATTAAATTTTCTGCCTGCTCGCGTTTGTGGGTGTCATAAATCATCGCTTCAAAAAGTTTAATCAGTGCCTTCGTCAAAATATCTTCGTCAAGCTCCACAGGTAAATTCGAACCATCATCCAGTCTGACTATCTGGAAATAACTTCCGGTTCTAAGCATCATTGAATCTAACTTTGCACGAACGAGGTGACGGCGACGAGTTTCAATCAGATTTGTTTTCACGGCGCTTTTCCTCCTCCTTTAACCAAATAGCAACTTCGGCTGATAAATTTAGAGCAAGACCCAGCAATGCCTCGCATTGAAGAGAATTCATTCTTTCAAAACTCATGTGCATCAGATCTAATAATTCATTAAGGTTATTTGCTGATAACGCTGCATCTTCAATGCAGGTATCTGTTACAGGGTCCCACATAATTACCTCCCGTACGCTTTACGAAGATAAAGACCCGCAATCAATTCCTGTCCGCATGATGCATAGAGCAGGGCGGTTTTATATGCATTGTGGTCGATGATGAAACTCATAATAAGCCCATTGCTAATTTTAGGATGAATGATTCCACACCGATTAAGGTGTTAATAAACTCTTTGTGGTTAATTTAACTTTTCTTCGATACTTTTTAAGTCACTACAAAGTTTATGTGCGTAGTCACAAATCACAGCAGACATATGGCACGAAGGATTGTCATTATCATAACTAGTAAAATAAGACTCACTATAAGTTTGTGTAACTGTCTCAAGTTTTTTAGCAGTAAGAACCGCATCGAATATATCATCGGCAAGATCATTTTTGATCTCAGCTCGCTTGTGGTGAATGGTCTCGTTGCTGTAAGTTTTAATATATTCATTCATATTATCTACAGTCTTTTTCATCGAACGAATGAGGCTATTTAAGGAGCAATCTGTTTCGTAATTTTCGTTACTTTTTTTATAAATATTTTCAAGTAGCACGGTGTTTTCGATTATGTCTGATACGAACACTTCAAGCATTTGGACTGGAGTTTTCATTGATCACCTCACGTAAGTATTGATTGCTTACTTAATCAAGTTAAACTTGATGCAAAGAGGTTAGCTTTATAGGTTTTTATAGTCAAGTTAAACTTGATTATTTTTTTATTGAGGGTAGTTACTTAAAAGGAGAACGGGCGAATGCCCGTTATAAATCAATAATTAACCGAATCTGTTAATGTTAAATGGAACCGATGAGATAACTTTTGACTGGATGTAGAGCATATCTAAAGCATCTTTCTCAATACTCCAGGATTGATAATTAGTGTTATCAGATAGCACTACAATTTTGCTGCCTATTTTTTGCAGTCTCTTTACATAACATTCACCTTCGAAACAAAAGGCGTAAATCCCGTCACCATCAAAGTAAGTTATTGTTTTATCTAAAAATAACAAATCACCCGGAGCTATCGTCGGTGACATACTGTCACCTCTGGCATTACCTATTTCAATATTCTTAAAAGGTCTATTACCTACAACTTGACGGGCATACTCTGGATCTAACTCTATGGAACGCACTACATCAATGAAGTCGCCCCTCACACTGGCACCATCACCGCAACTAAATTCGATATCTAATACTTTAAATTTTACGCTATCCGTGTCTTCTTTTTGAACGGATGAAGGGAAGGACGCGGGTTGCCCCTCCCCTAGAAACCATGATTGCGAATAACCACTGATTTCAGAAAGTTGGGCTAATCTCTTACCCCTTGGGACGGTGGTCCCTTTTGTCCAGTAAACAACCGTCTGCGTGCTAACCCCTAACTGGCGGGCTAACTCAGCTTTACTCCATCCTTTTTCCTTCAGAAGTTCTTGAATCATGTTTGCCGTGGCCACGCTATCTCTCCAAAGTTTCATCCAGCCTGAAAGCTAACACCTAAAGCAATGCTTGATTTCAAGTTTAACGCATGTTTTTGCTTCTTGCATGTTAATTAAATCTTGATATAGACTTCTTCAATAAAGTTTAACTTGATGGTGGGGTATGAAAGAAGACATTCGCATGAAATTGTGTGCCATTACTTCCCAAAGAGCCATTGCAAAAGGCTTGGGTGTAACGCCTCAGGCGGTGAATCAATGGTTTGCTAAATCTGTAATCCCTGCTCGATTTGTATTGAAACTTTGCGAATTTGTAGGTTGGTCCATTACTCCCCACGAGGTTCGTCCTGACTTGTACCCAAGCAAGCTGGATGGAATGCCACGTGTGGAAGAGGTGTGACATGTCACCCGAAGACTTCATTCGCAAGCACATTACGGCGGCGCTGGAAGCCGACCTGCTGCCCTCTGATGCCATCAGGGGGGGGGTAGAGCGTGCGCTTGATTACTACCGCCGGATGTCGCAGGCGAGCCGTAAGGGGGCCGCGTTTGATGATTGCCTGTGCCTGGCAAGGAAATGGGCCTTGGGGCAGACGCCAGTTGCTGAACGTAAGTCACGGAAGAAGGCCAATCGCAACAACCAGCACGGACTGTTTTAACCGGAGGCGTTATGTACCCGGATTATACGCAGATTGAAATGCCCGCTCAGTACTGCCAGGCAGACGCCGAGTGGATACAGGGGAAATTACTCCAGTTGCCGAACTCGTTGAGACGAAAAATTGCTCAGCGTTATGCGGAAGTTTATGAAATTGAGTTTAACGCCGAGCCCGTGTCATTCCGTCAGGAGAACCGGGCAAGACATGAAGCAAACGTAAGGCTTCGTAGGTTCGTAGGAGCACACGGACGAGCATCACAGGGGTATACGACCCAGCCACCCCTGGTCGGATCACGATAGAAGTCCGTGGGCCATCAGGCTTAAAGGTGCCGGGTGATAGCAGGGTAACCACCTTGACTGTTTTTTATCCAGTGTATCAGTTTTCGAGTACATAGGATGAGGAAGAGGGAAGGGGGGTTTGGGGGGAGTTGGGAGTTAGGGAAGGGGAAGCATCCTTTTCCAACAGACAGGTACATGGGTTAGGTAGGTACCGATCTTAGAGACAGGTTTTAAAGCAGCGCTGTACTCGATAGCTAGTACGTTAGTTTCCGGGTGCTCAGATCGGGGAAGGGTTCTTCCTGGAATAGTGAATTTTTAAAGGTGGTGATGATGCTGAATATCGAACCGAACTTTGCTCAGGAGCGTGCGCTTAACTCACTGCGTCGTGGATGGAAGCAAAGCCGCACATTCATGGTCTACGCGCCAACCGGAAGCGGAAAGACCGGCCTGGCTGCGTTCATCACTGCCGGACACATCAGCCGCGGAAAGCGGGTCATATTCATCGCGCCATACACAATTCTCGTGCGACAGACCGCCGCCCGCTTTGTGGAGTACGGATTACCCGAAGATGAGATTGGCATTATCTGGCGTAACCATCCCGACTACGATCCGCAGCGCCTTATTCAGATTGCCAGCGCCGATACACTTATTCGTCGAGAGTTCCCGGACAACGTCGACCTGATTATTGTCGACGAGGCCCACATGAAGAAGCGCGCGTTACTGGAGGTTATCCGGGACTCCGGCATCAAGGTGGTAGGCCTTTCGGGAACACCGTTTTCCCCATGGCTCGGCAGGTATTACGAAAATCTTGTAAAACCTACCACCATCGGTGAGCTGATCCACCGCGGGGATCTTAGCCCCTATGAGTTCTATGCGCCGACAAAGCCGGACCTGAAAGGGGTTAAGTCAGCCACCTCCGAAGAGTATGGCAGCGACTATAACGAAAAGCAGTTATCCGAGATTATGTGCGGATCTGACCTGGTGGGCGATATCGTCGAAAACTGGCTTAAACACGGTCGGGATCTGCCTACGGTGGCGTTCTGTGTCGATAAGGATCATGCGAATTTTGTCACCCTGCAGTTCAACCGCGCAGGCATCAATGCTGAAGTTATGGTCGCCGAGACGCCATCCGATGAGCGGCATCTCATCATTCACCGCTTTGAAAACGGTGCGACAAAAATCATCGTCAGCGTGGGCGTTCTGGTGGCCGGCTTCGACAGCGATGTCCGTTGCATCATTTACGCCCGTCCGACAAAAAGTGAAATTCGCTGGCTGCAGGCGTTGGGCCGCGGACTGCGAACCGCACCCGGGAAAGATGCCTGCCTGATTTTTGATCACAGCGGCACCGTACATCGCCTCGGCTTCCCTGACTCCATCGAATACGACGACCTGCCATCAAAAAATGACGGCATGAAAGCGGCCGCCGCCAGCGCCGCTAAAGAACGCGAAGAAAAACTTCCGAAAGAATGCCCTGAGTGCCATTTCATGAAGCCCGCCGGCGTTTACGTCTGCCCGAAATGCGGATTTAAACCGCTCGTTGGTCAGGACGTTGAGACTGATGGTACCCGCAACATCAAAAAAATGAGCAAGGGCGAAGCGGTGTACACCAAAAGCGACAAACAGTCCTGGTGGAGTCAGATTAAGTTTTACCAGCGTCATCGCGCAGCACAGGGGAAACCTGTCAGCGATGGCTGGTGTGCTCATACCTTTCAGGAAAAATTCGGCGAATGGCCGAACGGCTTAAGCGACTTCCCGATAGAAATCACACCGGAGGTCAGCAATCACATCAAACACAAAATTATCAAATTTGCCAAAGGCCGCGAACGTCTCCAGCAGATGGCGAAAAAACCTGCCGGGGATCTGTTCCCGCCTCAGAGCCACAGCATCCACTACGAGCCTCCGGAGGGAAGCGACGGGCAATTAATTATCGAAGCAAAACGAAAACTCCAGAAAAACGTAAACAGCGCGAGCCAGTGAAATGAAAACAGCAGAAGCAGCAAAGGGCCGATGGGCGGAAATTTTTGAATATTACGGCTTGCCGCCGATCACCGGTAAAAACCATTACAAGGGAGAATGTCCGGTCTGTAAGGCGCGGGGGAAGTATCGCGTTGATGACCGTGACGGTCAGGGCACATGGATTTGCGTTTGCGGCAGCGGCGACGGGATGAAGCTGCTGACCCTGACCCAGTCAAAAAGCTTTTCCGCCATCTGCGCAGAAGTGGACCAGCTTATCGGGAATAACTATCAGCGCATCAACGTGCCTGCTAACAGTTCGGCGGCGCGCCAGCGCCAGCGGGTCATCAGTAAGTTTTCCAAGCTGCTCGATTTACGGGGAACCGGTGCGGTGAGTTACCTCCTCCAGCGCGGAATAAGCCGACTGCCGGCGGAAGGCATTCGCTTTTGTGACCGACAGCGCCATGCGGGACGCGTTTATCAGGCTTTGTATGCCCTGGCTACCGATGACAAAGCTGAGCTTTGTTATCTGCATCAGACGCTGCTGGACGGCGACAGGAAGGCGGATATTGATAGCGCCAAACGGCTTAAGTCACTTCAGGAGGACAGTTACCTGGATCACGCCCGTTCAGTGGCCATCCGCATGTTTCCGGTGTCGACGACGATCGGTATTGCTGAAGGTATCGAAACGGCACTCTCCTGTTATCAGGTTTATGGCGTCAATAGCTGGGCGGTGATTAACAGTGGGTTTATGAAGAAATTCCGGGTACCGGCAGGGGTTAAACATCTGATTATTTTTGCCGACATGGACAAATACTCTGCCACTGGACATGCCGCAGCATTTGAGTGCGCCCACGCAAACTTGTTGGCGAAAAACGATCTGGTAAAAGTCAGCATCCGCTGGCCCGATAACGGTGATTTTAACGACATGCTCATGAACGGTGATCAGGTTCGAGAGCAGGTATTTTACAAAAAGGTGGCTGCATGAAACTTGAAGCATCGTTAAAGCATTTCAGCCCTCAGGGCATGCACATCAGCGACGACGTGAAAAGCACATCACCGAATCGCCTGAACGGTACAGACATTATGACCGGGATCGGGGTGACCAGCAGCAGGGCGCGGTTCGGGCTGGCGGCGTTCTTCGGTAAGGCCGGCATCAGTAAGTCCGATGAGCAGATGGCAGTTCAGGCGCTGGCGCGGTATGCCATAGATTCAGCACCAAAGAACGTGCGGAAGGCCGCGGGTAAATCACTGGGGCGCTGCTGCCTGATTCTGGCGCAGTTTGCCTTTGCAGAGTATTCCCGTTCAGCGGAAACCACGGGAGCCTGCAGGGTATGCGAGGGGGCTGGTTTAACCAAATCAGTTGAGGAGGTTGTTAAGCACCCCGGAATATACAAAAGCGACGGCGAGGAAATTGTCGCCCCGATTATCAGGCAGGAGATAGTATTACGGCAGTGCGTTGTATGCGGTGGGAAGGGGGCCATTAACGCCCGCTGCCGCTGCGGTGGCTCTGGACAGGTTCTGGATCGAAAAGAGACCAAAGAGCAGGGGGTGCCGGTTTATAAAACCTGTGAGCGCTGTTCGGGAAATGGTTTTTCAACGATGCCGTCTACGGCTGCGTACAAAGCGATTCTGACGCTCATTCCAGACCTGCACGTCAGAACATGGACCCGTAACTGGAAACCCTTCTGTGATGCGCTGGTGGACGTATGCTGGAAGGAAGAGCGCCATGCTGATAAGGAATTTCAAAAAGCGACCGATTTTTAAAACAATGGCGACAATATTTTGCTTTTTCGGTGCATAAGACTTGATTTTGTCCGAAGTTGTCGCGTATGCTTCTAATCATGGATACGTACATCCAAATGAAACTGACTATCAACCCTGCCACTCGGCGGGGTTTTTGCTTTTCTGGGGGAAGCTATGAAAATCTGCGCATGCCACTTTCACCCGAAAGGCTTTTTCCTGACATGTGACCATCAAGCTGACTTTTGGGTGCTTTTAAGTCCGTTGGTAGGCTGGGGGCGTTTCTCAATGATCCGCCCCGACGAGGAGTTCACAAAGTCTGGAGGAATTTTTCAATTGACTGAATTACGGCCTGCGGATGCAGAACCGCCGGAGTCAGTAATTGAAGCGTCAAATGTTTTATGGCGTCTGCCGGAAGCTCACGAAGTTTTGAAATCAGTCCCTTCCGCTGCTCTTCAGGAATGTTTGCAACGCGGATTATGTCTTCCAGGGCAATGATCGTGCTGTCGTGCAGCTTAACAGTTTGCACATTCAGAATAGCGCCTAGTCCGCCATCGTCGCGGATGAAATCAATACCACGGTGAGTGATGGCGGGCCTATTGACCAGGACGTAGCCTTCTGAGCTTGGTTTTAAACCACTCACTATCAACTGGTGCTGGTGGAGGTAAAGTAAATTTGCCATGAAACTATCAGTGTCAGGGTACAGATTGGTGATTTCATTGACCTGCTCGTTAGTTAGTTCGTTTGGGTATACAGCATAAAGAAGTTGCAGCGTTTCCCGTTGAATGCTTCTGTCGAATTTATCCATGTTTATCACCGAGTTTGATGTGGTTACTTCTGGCGATCTGACCATATCAGATGTGGTGATATGTCGCTACATAGCGGCAACTGAAGACCTGCAAATGATTGCAAATCAGCAGGCCACGCCCGGGAAGGGCGTGTTGAAATCAGATAATCAAGATGTTAAATTTCTGGCGTGGTGAATCCCCCTATGCGGAGGGGCATTGCCAGTCTGATATGTTTTTTTTGCGCATTGCGAGTCGTCTGTGGACTGGCGGCGACTTACCGGGAGGCACCCGGCACCACACTCCATGTTTTTCTTGTTTTACGTACTATACTTTTTGTGTGGTTGCATCGTTTCGCTAAATCCTGAAATAACGTGCATAAGACGTTGTGGCAGAGCTGGCGGTGTAACCTCCACTGAACAAACTACCATTTTGCCCACTTCGACGAGTGGGCTTTTTTTTGCTCAGACATATAAAGGCCGCGCATTTGTTCGGCCTTTTCTATTTGTGCCGCCAGAACGTCACTCACTCTGTGTGTTGTCGTAAATCCATCTGGTGGCCATTCCCTATACAGGGCTCACCGGCGACGGCTCATAACCCACCCGTCGGGCGCTTGCGCAGAGCTCGCCCACTTCTTTCACGCACAGCACCCGCTAACAACGCGAGGTGGAGACTATGAAAATGCCTGACAAAATCTTTTCGGCGGCCTCGTACTGCACGTCAGGCGGCCTGATATGTACCGGACTGGCGCAAACCTATGACTGGTTTCACGGGCTGGACTGGAATTTCATAGCGCTGGCGAGTGGTGTAGTAATCGGTGTTGCGACATACCTGACCAATCTGTATTACAAGCGCCGCTGGACAAAAATGTATCAACAGTCTCTTGACCGCGGCTACGGCGGCCCACCTCCCCAGGATAATTAACATGGCCAATCTGAAAGCAAAACTCAGCGCGGCCATGCTGGCGCTAATTGCCGCTGGTGCTTCAGCGCCAGTGCTGTTTGATCAGTTCATCAGCGAGAAAGAAGGTAATGCGCTGGTGGCTGTTGTTGATCCTGGTGGTGTGTGGTCATTGTGCCACGGTGTAACGGTCATCAACGGCAAGCCCGTCATTAAGGGGCAAAGAGCAACTGAGGCGCAGTGTAAGCAGGTAAATGCAATCGAGCGGGACAAGGCGCTGGCGTGGGTAGACCGGAATATCAAGGTTCCTCTGACGGCACCGCAAAAAGTCGGTATCGCGTCATTCTGTCCCTACAACATCGGACCTGGTAAATGCTACCCCTCTACGTTCTACAAACGAATCAATGCCGGTGACCGCAGAGGCGCGTGTGAAGCGATCCGTTGGTGGATTAAAGACGGAGGCCGCGACTGCCGGCTGACAAAAGGCCAGAAAAACGGCTGTTACGGTCAGGTTGAGCGACGTGACCAGGAAAGCGCGTTGACGTGCTGGGGGTTAGACCAGTGATAAATTCGGTGAAGCCATGAAGATTAAGTTTGAGCATTCTGTTGCGCATTTTTCCAAAGACCTGAAACCCAGCCATGGGCCTCAGAAATGGCCTTGGTGGCGTTTGGTTTCCTTCAGTCTGGTACCAATCACTGTCTATAGCCCGTCATATGGTTTGCGTCTGTGGATTTATACCCGCTGGGGCGCTGGCTACGTTGGCATTTATATAGACAGGCGCGCAAAACGATGAGCCGCTTAACCGCAATTATCAGCGCAGTGGTTATCCTGCTGCTTTGCTGTGTTTTCTCATGGCGCTCCGGATGGAGCTCTCACGCTGTCCATATCAACGCTCAGGCAGCGAAGAAAAAAGAGAAAGCCGAAAAGGTTATCCAGCCAGTTGAGCAAAAGGCCGCTGCCGCTACAGAAGAGGGCAAGGTCATCTACCGAACCATAACCCGCGACGTGGTGAAATATGTCCAGTCTCCGAATCGTACTGTGTGCCGGTTTGACGATGATGCTGTGCAGTTGCGCCAGCGAGCTATCGACGCTGCCAACGCCATCCCCGGATTTGATGACGGCGCCGTGCAAAGCAAGTGACGCAGGGAAAGACAGCGACGAAGACCTGCAGTCAGACGTCGAAACCGCTCAATGCCTGCGCCAACTGCGGTTAGATAAATACCGTTGGCAGGCCTACTACCGTGCAGTGAGTCAGTAGCGGGGCTACATTGCCGTTCCTGCATGGCGAGGACGGCGTGATAAAAAACCCCGAAGAGGATATCCCAAAGTAAACGGGGCGCTGAATGGACAGCTAATGACTAAACAATACATCGTGTATCTAAATATGTTTAATCATTTCACAACCCGGACCATATTGCGGAAGTATGAACCTGTATTTTGGCGTCAGTCTGCTATCAGCGCTGGGGCAGTGCAACCGGGATAAGGCTGACATCAGGCAAGCAGAATCAAAACGTCAGTAGGGCATTACAGAGCCACTTCAAGAGGTGGCTCGATAATGTCAAGGCGAGGACAAAATTATGGCAACACCGGACTGGGAGGCCATCGAATCGGCATACCGGGCCGGAGTCCTTAGTCTCCGTGATATAGGCGATAAATACGGCGTTACTGAAGGGGCTATCAGGAAGAGGGCTAAAAAGTTTGATTGGGTACGCAATAGCGGTACGCAGGTACGCAAAAATGGTACGCAAAGTGGTACGCAAAAGAGTAAGGCGCGTACCAGCGAAAAGCCTGCCAGCTCTGGCCGTACGCAAAAAAGTACGCAACCAAAAGCTGAGCCGCTTCCAGATACGAAACCGATACGCGGGGTGCGTACCGATCCGCCGACTAACCCATTTCAACCCGGGAACCAGCAGGCGTTAAAGCATGGTGGTTACGCCCGCCGCCTTCTGCTTAAAGATGAGGTCATTGAAGACGCGAAAGCGTTGACACTCGAAGACGAATTATTTCGCCTTCGGGCTAACAACCTTGTCGCCGCAGAGAATATTGGCCGGTGGTTGACCAAGCTGGAAGATGCTGAAGGGGACCAGGAAAGAAAGGTGCTGATGGAAAATATCAGCGCCGCCGAGAAGGCGATGATGCGCAATACTGTTCGTATTGAGTCCATCGTCGGCACGCTTGCGACGGTAGGCAAAATATTTGCTGATACAGACTATCGCAAGGCTGCTACTGATAAGGTGTCGCTGGAGGCCGATCGTCTTCGCCGTGATGCAGGTATTGATGATGGCAACGGAGAGCGTGACCTCAATGACTTCTACTCTGACATCCAAACCGACGCTGAATCCGGTCCTGCGTAGCTTCTGGACGACGCAGGCGCGTAACAAAGTGCTTTATGGTGGTCGGTCATCGTCAAAATCATGGGATGCCGCTGGCATCGCCATATTTCTGTCGAATAAATACAGCCTTCGCTTTTGTTGTGCGCGTCAGATCCAGAACAAAATTGAAGAGTCGGTGTATACCCTGCTCAAAATTCAGATTGACCGCTTTGGCCTGCGGCATCGTTTCCGCATTCTGAACAACAAAATCATTAACCGGGTGACCGGGTCTGAATTCGTGTTTTATGGACTCTGGCGCAACATTGAAGAGATTAAGTCTCTGGAAGGTATCAGCGTTCTGTGGCTTGAAGAGGCCCACGCGCTGACCGAGTACCAGTGGAAGATACTGGAGCCTACCATCCGTAAAGAGGGCTCAGAGTGCTGGTTTATCTTTAACCCCGGACTGGTGACTGATTTCGTTTGGCGTAACTTTGTGGTCGATCCGCCAGAAGATACGCTGATACGCAAAATCAACTACGATGAAAACCCCTTTTTGTCCGACACGATGCTGAAGGTTATCGAAGCCGCTAAGCGCCGGGATCCGGATGGGTTTAAGCACGTCTACGAAGGCGTGCCAGAGTCGGATGATGATGCGGCCATTATCAAGCTGTCATGGATTGAGGCGGCTGTTGATGCCCACAAAATCCTGAATTTCGAGCCAAGCGGGCGTAAGCGTATTGGCTTCGACGTCGCCGATAGCGGCGCCGATAAGTGCGCTAACGTCTATCGTCACGGCTCCGTCGTGTATTGGGCGGATGAGTGGAAGGCGAAAGAAGACGAATTGCTGAAGAGCTGCCAGCGTACGTATCAGGCAGCACTGGAGCGCGATGCTGATATCGTCTACGACTCAATCGGCGTTGGGGCATCTGCTGGCGCGAAATTCTCAGAAATTAATGAGGATCGTAAGCGCGAAAACATGAACGCATCCCGCATCAACTATCAGCGTTTCAACGCTGGCGCTGGTGTGAATGAGCCGGACTACGAATACATTGGCATCCCGAACAAGGATTTTTTCGCCAACCTCAAAGCGCAAGCCTGGTGGCTGGTAGCGGATCGTTTCCGTAATACCTTCAACGCGGTTAAGAACGGTGAGCAGTACCCGGTAGATGAGCTGATAAGCATCGACTCATCCTGCCCGCTGCTGGAAAAGCTCAAGCTGGAACTTACCACCCCACACCGCGATTTTGACAAAAACGGGCGTGTGATGGTGGAAAGCAAAAAAGACCTTGCCAAGCGTGATGTGCCATCGCCGAACGTGGCCGACGCTTTTATCATGGCGTTCGCTCCTACTGATACGGCAATGGATATCTGGGAAGCGCTGGGAAACAGCTAA